GTCGGCGCTTTGCCGACCGCGTTAGATGGTGATCCGACGCCGCCAGCTTTGAAGAAATGCGCGCGAGCCAGTTTCGCATCGGCAACCAGCGCGTCGATCTTCTTGGCATCCGGCGCGCCGTCGGCGTTCAACGCGGCAGCGTATGCGTCAGCAGCGTATGCCTTAGACCACGCCACGACATCCTCAGCCTCGACCGCGCCCGCCCGCGACGCTGCCGCGCTGACGGCGCTGTGCCGCTTATCCTCAAGCCGCGCCGCGCGTTCGCCGTCAAGCTGCGCCTTGAGGTCGTCGCGTTCCTTCGTCGCTTTCAGCGTCGCGTCGGCAGCCTTCTGCACCTCCGATTTGTCGGCGTCATCACGGTTGCGCGCCGCCTTCAACGTTGCCTTCAGCGCGTCGGTGTTATCAACGCTCAATTCCTTCAACAAATCGGACAACGCTGTCTTGCGTCCGGCGTCACGCGCTTCACCGGCGATCCGATTCATGGTGTCTTGCGTGATCGCCGCTTGCCCGCCCGTTGTTTCCGGTGGCGTCTCCGTTGGCGCTTCGTCCGCACACCATGAACGCCGCTGTGTCAGATCGACGCTGTAGCGCGCGTCAGTTCGGCGTGCCGCTTGCTTCACCTGCCGCATATCCATTCTCCTATCTATAGCTTGCCGCCGTCAACCGCCGGCGTTGCGTATGACCGCGAGCGGAATTGCACCGCTGTACTTGGCTTGGCGCGGACGATTGTCTTTCAAAAAGTTACTCTCCTACCCACAATTCGCTGCACGGCACGCGCGGACGATTGACGATTTGCCACGAATGCGGACAATTGATGTGTCGCGGGCAAGGAAATTTATCCACGTATTCCTGATCCACGACGCCCGCCGCGAACCGCCGTGAGCAGTCCGCGCATGACGGCGGCGGACCCGTGAACACGTAACGAAGCAATGCGCTATAGTTCCGGCGGCGAAACTCGCGGCGCGCCGCTTCTGAGGTCGTCACGGCTGTATTCAGCGCAATCGAGGTGCGTTTCCATGCGCTGCGCTGCCGCGACCACGTATCTAGGTTGGCATAGTAGTATTGTCGATTGCCGCGCGCGTTCGCGGCATAGAGGCGTTCAATCTGACTTTCCAGATCGCGGTTGTGCGTGCGCGCGATTTGTGCCGCGTCCGAGTCGGACGCGCGGCGTAGTTCCAGTCGCGAATCCGCGCCGGGACTGCGCACGGCTTGGTTACAGCCCGCGGTCCGCGCTTCGAGCGTGATCGCCGTCTGCCATGACCGCGTGCGCATGGCATAGATTTCGTCTGCAAGCGTGCGTATGTCGTCGTCTGCCATCCGATACAACAGCCCCAGCGTTTGCGTCAGTCTACTCATCGACCAACGCCGACCACTCGTCGTCCGACAAGGCTTCGAGGCGCGCACGACCGCGCGCTGTCACCAACGCGAACACCGCGCCAACGGCTTGCATCGCCAGCACTGCATCCGCCTGCCGTTCAGGTTCGAGCGTTTGGAGGATGACCTCTGGCGACTCGCTGCCGGGGTTGGCGGCAGCATTCAGCATCGCGCCGATTTGCGCCGCGCCCACCGCGTCAACCCGCAGCGCCGTCAACAATTGTTGTAATTGCGTTCGCTGTTGGCGCGACAACGCCGGCAGGTATCTGCGCTTGGTCATTGGCTTGTTCCTCGTCGGTCGTTGGTGTGCCTAGCAGCGCCTCGACAGCGCCGCGCACGGCGTTGCGCTGTGCCACCTCAGCCGCTTCTTGTGCCGCCGTCACCACGTCCTCGATCTCCGCTGCGCTGTAGGCGAGTTCTTTCAACATCAGGCGTTGGATCGGCGGCGGCTGCCCGCTGACGGACGCCAGCGCCGTCAGCCGATCTTGCGACGATAAGCTGTCAGCGATTACCGGACGATCCAGAACGTGCATGTCGATCTCCCCGCTCGCGTAACTAGCGAGGCTGAACGACTCGAAGCCACGATAGCCGCCGACGCCGCCGACGCTGACTGCCATTTGCAGCGCGCGCACGAATGCCGCGTCATAGTTGCCGCGCGCCTCTTGGATGCGACCAATCGCGTCGCTGTACGCAGCGCGAATGCCCGGCGCGGTGAACGACCCGCCTTGTTCGCGGACGCGCTGCAATGCCAGTTCGGGCATGTCGCGTTCCAGTTCCATCAGCATATCCCGGATATTTGCTGATGCGCCGGGAATGTCGAGTGGGAACACCATGGCAAACGGCTGACTTTCGGCGGGTCCGTAAATCGCTGGCACTTTGTCGCGGTCGTCAGTCGATGCGACGAGTTCGGTGTTTGCGCGCACGCCGGCGAAATACCAAAGCGCGTTGACCGATTTTCGAACCTGATCATTCAGGATCGACGCGCTATCGTTGATCTCGTCGATTTTGCGCAGCGCACTATGGAACGCATTGCCGCCCCACTCGAACCCCATGTCCGCGTGCTTCGCCAGTACGAGAGGTACAAAGCCGTATTCGTTCGACCACTCGCTGACGAGCGCGCCGCTAGCATCGGCATAATACGCAAAAGGTTTGCCGTCGCGGAAAGTTTGAAACCGCTGGGCGTCGATCATTTCGGTATACGTGTAGCTCTTATCCGGCGTCCACGTCATCCGATCCGGGAGCAACACCGACGCTGACGGCGGCGCGGTGATCTCGTATTCGATCACGACCGCCTTTACATCCCCGACGCTGTTGGTGTCCACTGCCTTGATCTTGCTAGGGTGCAAGACTTCAAGCCGGACTTTTTGCGCCGCGCGATCATCGACCACCTTCAAACCTACATCTCCGTATAGCGCGCCCTGCCGCACGAACAAAGACTTTTGTTCGGACCAACGCGACCACGTGTATACATTCCGCAGCGCGCCCTGCAAAGCCTTATTGTCGAAGACCAGCGGTATCGCGCCGCCAGACAGGTGTTCCATGTCGAGGCTGCCGCCATAGACATAGCTGACGAGGAGATCGTTTTGACGCTTGACCGGGTTGTAAATCGCGCGGATGTGCTTGTACAAGCTTTCAAGGTGCTTGTGCGAGGCTGACGACAACGCCAAGCGCGAATAGACCGTGTTCGCATAATAATGTTCGAACATCTGGTATCGCGAAAGCCGAGCACCGTAGGCGTCCCAATTTTCGTCAAGCGCGACGAGCGCGGCTTGATTATATGCCATAATCCCGGCGCGGGCTGCTGTCATAATCCGACTCCACCAAGCCACATTGTCACCCCTACCCTCGGTAAGCACTCAGCGCATCCGGCGCGCTGGACTGAGTCAACACTCCATCGCCGCCAGCGAGCATGGAATACGCGCCGCTGAGTGCATCAACCTGATCGTCATGCGCGGCAGCGGGGAACATGGCAAGTTCGTCGATGAAGGCGCGATTCCATGCGCCGCGGACTAACGTGACGCGACCTGTGCTGCACCGCGAGGCGACGGGCGCGGCGCGCGTGTACTTGTCGCCATATGGAGCTTTTGCGTCCATCGCGTATGCGCGCATCCGCTTATCGCGTAGCAAAAATTGCAATTGGACAATGCCCGCTTTTTCGGCTTCCAACCTTATCGCCACGTTGTATCCATCGATCCGCGCGTTTTGCACAATTGCCTCGTGAACGTCAGGTAGCTCTTTTTGAGCGCGCCAGACATCTAACACGACAAAACGTTCGTCGTCAGTCACGCCGAGCTTGAGACCGACGCTGAAATCGGCTCGGCGATCTTCGGTGACTGCCAAATCGTAAAAACGCACAACGGTTCGGCACACAGGCGGCGTATCGACAATCTCAATCGCTGCGGTCGCGAATAGCCCGCCGCCAGCTGGTTTGGGCGATTGTTGGTACAGCGCCTCCCATTCGAACAAATTTTGTTCGCGTATCTTGCTCAGCGTCGGCAAATCGAATTTATTTATCCATAGCGGTTCGCCCGCCATGCGCGGATCGTCGGGTTGACGTTCGTCAAGCGCGATCGCGGGCAGACTCAATATTGTCCAGTCACCCGCATTACTACTGTCCAACAATCGTCCGGCGAGGTCGTCCTTGTGCCAGCGCGTGAGCGTAATTAGTATTCGCGCATCCTTTTCGAGGCGGGTGTAAAACGTCGATGTATACCAGTCCCACAGCGCATTTCGAAACGTCGCGCTGTTGGCTTCCTTCCTATTTTTTACCGGATCGTCAATGATGCCGAAGTCACACCCCATACCCGTTATTCCACCGCCGACGCCGGCGCTTCGGTAAAATCCGCGCCGATTTACGATCTCGAAAATGTCGGAGTTCCGAAGGTACGCGGCTTGTGACGAACGCCCATTGCTGCTGAATAGCCGCGTTTGCGGAAACAACGCCGCGTAGGCGTCCGCTCCGATAATTCGCTGTACGTCGCGGTTCATCCGGCTGGCAAGATCGGCGCCATACGAACACGCAATAATGCCAGCGTGTGGTTGTCGGCCCAACACGTACGCTGGGAACCGCCGCGACACCAGTTCGCTTTTTCCGTGTCGCGGCGGCATGAACACCAACAAGCGACGAATGTCGCCGCTCAGCAACCGATCCAAGTGTCGACATAAAGCAGCATGATGCCAGTTGGCGTCGTAATCCGGTTTCGTAAACTGCGTAAACGCCAACATGGATCGACGCGCGTACTCGCGTCCGATTTCGCTGCGAACATCAGTCTTCGAGAGACCGGCCAAGCGCCTCAAGCTGTTCGATGGTGAGGTCGCTGAAATCGATTTTGAATCCAATCGCACCTCCGTCTCGTCCGCTGAATTCCGTTCTACTCGGCGCGTTCAGCCCCAACAGTTCGATCCGTGCTTTTTCCGCTTGGATCGCGCGCGCGAAATCTTGCACTTTCATCGACTTCGCGAAGATGCGATCCAAGCGCGCCATTGCTTTACCAAGTTCGTAGCTGCGATCAAACCTCGACTCTTGCTTGATCAGATCAGTCGCCTTCTGCAGATAATTATCAATGGCGTCATGCGTCAGCGCCCAGGACTGCACCGTGTCGTCGTTGAGGATGTCGCGCCGTTTCGCGCTGTTGACGAGGAGCGTGTAAATGTGCGTGACACGCAGTTCGACTTCAGCGTTTGTGGACCGTTTCCGCGCCTCCATCAAACATCCTTTCGAAAAACGCGGTCACGAAAAAGGCGTACACGTCCGGCGACGACGTAATTACATATTGCTCACAGCGCGGCTGTGCGCTCAGGTTCGCGCTACCCGTTATCACGCAGGTTCGGTCGCCTGTCGAATCGGCAATCGCAATACACTTCACATGATTTTTGAACGCGAGAAATCGTGCGCGTGGCGCGTGACGTTGAACGCCGTCAATCAGCCGATTGCACATCGCAGACTCGCGGGTTTTAAAATATGTATCCGTCACCACCGCCAGCCGCGCCAGCCGGCCATCGTCAAGCATGTCGATCATGGACTTGGCGTGCTGTGCATTCATGGTCCATGTGGAGATGTAAGCGACGCACGCTTTGCCGCCCAGCATATCGACAATATGCGGGATGAAGCTGCCGAAATCGAACGCCTGCAGGTTCACGCCGTGCTTTGTTTCCGCGCCCGCGCCGTTGCCTACGACATACAAATCGACATCCGTCGGCGGCAGCGTTGGAATCAACTCTGTCAACGCCTGACGTTTTAATCCCGATACGAACTCGCGGCGCGCAACGCGGCGGGCGTACACAAGCGGGCTAGATAATTGTCTGGCGGTCTGGTAGTCGGGATCGCCAGCCGTACTCGCGGTTGGGGTCAGGTCAAAATCGAAGTCAGACAATGACCACCTCTCGAAAAAGCATTAAATCCGTCCATTTTAGCGGGAAAAGCAAATCGCCTGACAAGTGCGTGTCGGTCTAACAATTGCGCACCGGTTGCACCGCCTTTAGCCCAACCAGCCCGCGCGAGGCATGGAGCCTCGCGCGGTGCAAAAGGGGAGAGGAGCAAACACACGTAGGTTCCCCCTGTGCGCTCATGTATATCTATCAGTATAAATTAAAATCGTCCTTTGATAAGGGATGCCTTTTTCGAGACGCCTTAATTGCAGTAAATTGGACCAGTGTGTCAATTCGCTGTTGACACGCTGCGCGTGCGCG